AAGTTGACCATAGACAGGAGCTGCTTGTAGTTCTCTTGCTCTTGCTGATTCACTCGTTCCTATTGCTGCTTGTTGCGCTTGCATAAAGTTTTTAGATAAATCTTCAAAAACTCTTTTTGATTTTATGTCTTGTAAATTTTTTGCTAATTCGGCTTCTTGTACACCAAACCGTGCACCACCAAAAGCTCCTGCTTGTTGTGCTTGACTTGCAAGATTTGACTGAGCTTTTGCTGCTTGCTCATCCATTTGTTGTAAAGCTTTTTTAGTTACATTAGCTTGATACTGATTCATAAAGTCTTGTGTATTTGCTTGTGTAGGATCGTACTGTTGTTGTGCCGCTTGTAAAGAAGGTATGCCTAAAGCAGTCGTACCCATAGCCGACGTAAGACCTTGTTGTGCTTGATTAATAAAAGGTTGAAAAGAGGCTACACCTGTTTGTTGTCCTGTTGTAGGATCAATACCCATCTGTTGTGCCGCTTGAGAGAAAGCTGCTGACTCTGTTGGTGCAAAACTAGCTATGCCTCTTTGAAATTGATCAACTGGTGTATCTAAAAGACCTGGATCTTTTTTATCACCTATTTTTTTACCTGGCGGTAAAGTATCGCCTTCTTTGTAAAGTTCTGTTCCACCGTATACACTGTCTAAAAGTCTTCTTCTATAATCTTCTAAAAAAGGTGCTTCTCTAGCTATCTGTGTTGATGTTTGTGCTACCATTAAGCTACTCTCTGACCCATTTTAGCAAGTTTATCTTGTAGTGCGTACATAAAGTCTGCACCTTTTTCTCTTGCTTCACTTGCATTTTTAGCACCCATCATTACACCTGCACCATTAACAGCATCTGTTCGTTGTACAAACTCGCCATCACTTAACATTGCAGGTATTGAATCACTTGTCTTTGTACCAGGTCCACTTATCTGACCTGTTTTTCTTGGAAACACATCTCCACCTTTTGCCATACCCATAATACCTTGACCTGTAGCTGCGGAATATTGAACAGGTTCCATTGCTTTTAATCCGTTAACTGGTTGTTGTCTCATCATACCGCCTGCGGCTGCATATGTAGGAGTTAAATTTTGTATTCGTCTTTCCTCTGGTGGTCTTGCAAATTGTCCACCATAAAATTTGTCTGTTGCACTCATGTACTCATCCATACCAGGAACGTTTGCTTTGTCTCTATCTTCTTTCGCTGCTAAATAAGATAAGTAAGCTGGCAGGCCTGTTGCTATTGCTTGCATACCAAAAGAAGGTTTTGGATTTTGGTCTGTGCCTCTTTGAGAAAAAATAGTATCAATAAATCCTCCTGGTTTACGAGTATCCATTTTATTCATTAGATTCTGCATTAATTGAGTTCCTCCTCTTCCTGCTCCTCCTCCTTTGCCTGTAATAACTTTAAACTCTTCAGGAGACATACGACCACCTGTCATTCTATCTATCATGCTTATATTGTCCGCACCTTTGTATCCTGCTATGCCAGACATACCCGCTTTAATTAAAGCATCTTGTACTTTGTCGCCTGATAATAATGATGCGATACCTGAGCCAAACATTGCTCCAGGCGCTCCAAACATGGAACCGCCAATAATAGGTGCTGCTATCTGCAGACCTTTTTCTAATATTCCTCGTAAACCTTTAAGCATAATCTCCTAATAACCTGCAATTTATGTGATTGTCGTATGCAAGGAGGCCGCCCTTGGATAAATAAGCCTATTTAATTATATATTTATAGGCAAATAATTGCTATATGACAATAGATATTTGTAAGTAGAAAGGAAACCATGTCAACTAAAGTAGATTTTCATGCCATTAGACCTTTTGGTCCGACTATATTAGAAGGTAAACTACCTAATAACTTAATTAAAATTCTTGATAACAGAGCTACAAAATTATTAGAGGACAAAAAATTATCAAAAGAATACGATCACTCTATGAATTTAGCAGGTAATGTTCAACAAGAAGTTCGTTATCCTAACGATGATTTAATTAGCAAAGAATTTAAACCTTTAATAGATGCTTTAGGTAAAGTAGTTCATCAATATATTTCTATACCTCCTGCTAGTGATACAATATCACCAGCATTTGTTGGATCTATGCTTATAGAATCTATGTGGGTCGTGAGTCAGTGGGCTGGAGACTTTAATCCTATGCATGTACATCAGGGCGAATTGTCAGGTGTTATCTATTTACGAGTGCCTCCAAGTTTAAAAGATGAATATGCAAAAGAAGATCACTATCCTTGTGTAGGCGATATACATTTTATGTGTGGTCAAGCTGCAACTTTTAGTGGTCACAAACATCAAGTAACACCTGAAGTAGGTGCAATATATTTATTTCCTTCTTGGTTATCTCATGGTGTTTATCCATTTAGAACTCCTAATGAAGAGAGAAGATCTGTTTCTTTTAATTTACATTTAAAGAAAAAAGAACCTATTAATGATTGACATCAACAAAGTACCAATGGTCCGTGTTACGTGGCTCGATGCCCGTGATACAGAGACAGGGTGGCTTGATATAAAAGAAGTTATGGATGCTCCGTTGGCCGTGTGCCAAGAAGTAGGATGGATGATTCATAATGGTGAAGAAAAAATAATTATTATGAGATCTTACAGTAAAGATAAAGAAGACATCACAGGGGGCGGTGTTATCGCTATCCCTAAAGGTTGGTTAAAGAAAATAGAATATTTAACAGTAAGTTATAGTGAATCCTAAAATATTTATTGGAACACCTTGTTATGGCAATATGTTGACAGCCGATTATTTTAAAAGCTGTTTACAACTTACGGCTTTAGCGGCTAGTAAAAAAATAGAAATACAATTTGGAACTATTGGTAATGAGTCTTTAGTAACAAGAGCTCGAAACACATTGGTGCAATTATTTATGGATGACGCACAATATACGCATCTTTTATTCATTGACGCTGATTTAGCTTTTAACTCTGAGTCAGTGTTTCGTATGTTAGATTTAGATGAAGATGTAGTGACAGGAGTATATCCACGAAAGGTAATTGATTGGACCAAAGCAATCAAAAAAGTAAAAGAAAAACCAAATATAAGTGAAGATGAATTACATGCAGCATCGTTGCAATATAATTTAAATGTTAAAGATCCAAAAAATATTATGGTTAAAAAAGGTTTTATAGAAGTATTGGACGGTGCAACTGGTTTTATGTTGATAAAAAGAAATGTATTTAAAAAAATGGCATTGGCATATCCTCATTTAAGATTTAAATCTGATCAACATTTAGGCGATCCTCACGACAAAACCTTTGGATATCACGACACGTCTGATTGGAACTATGCTTTTTTTGACACTATGATAGAGCCTGGTACTAAAAGATATTTATCCGAAGACTATGCTTTTTGTCGTTTATGGCAAAAAATAGGCGGTAAAATATATGCTGATATTGCTAGTGGTATGACACACATGGGTAATTACTCCTTCAAAGGTAATGTAGGAACTCAATTCTTGCCACAAAACAATAAATAATTTAGTATACCCCGACATGAAATTAGTCGATTTAAAGTTTCAACCAGGTATAGATAAACAAGATACTGCTTATTCAGCAGGAGATCAACGTAAGTATGTTGATTCTGACTTTGTTCGATTTCACTATGGTAAACCTGAAAGATGGAAAGGTTGGACATATTTGCCAAATCCAAATAAAACTATTGTGGGCGTGGTCCGTGATACGCATAGCTGGATTGGTTTAGACGGAACCAGATATCTTGCTTTAGGTACAGACAGAAAATTATATATTTATTCTGATGGCGCAGTAACTGACATAACTCCTATTAGAGAAACAGCAGCTTTAACAAATCCTTTTACCACAAATGGTACAACAACTGTTACAGTTACGGATGCAGCTCATGGAGCACACATTGGTGACTTTGTTACTTTTGATTCATTCTCTGCAATAGATGGATTAGATATGAATAACGAGTTTGAAGTTATTACAGTTCCTTCTGCTAGTACATATACAGTAACTCATACAAGCACAGCTTCTGGGTCAACATCAGGCGGCGGTGGATCTGGAAATGCTAATTATCAAATTCGAACAGGGCCATCTACATCTAGTTATGGTTATGGTTGGGGAACATTGGCTTGGAATAATAGCACATGGAATACGCCAAGATCATCTTCAAGTGTTGTAGTAGACGCAAGAAACTGGTCTTTAGATAATTTTGGTGAAGATTTAATTGCTACCGTTTTAAATGGTGGAACGTTTGTTTGGGATACATCAGGGGGTACAAGTAATAGAGCAACAACTTTATCTAATGCTCCAACAGCTTCTAGGTTTAGTTTAGTGTCTACCGACACAAGACATTTATTAATTTTTGGTACAGAAACAACAATAGGCAACAGTGATACGCAAGATGATTTATTATTTAGATTTTCTGATCGAGAAGACGCTACGGATTATACACCAGTATCAACTAATGAAGCTGGTTCTCTTCGTATATCAGATGGCTCTAGAATAGTAGGCGCTGTTAAATCATCTGGTCAAATATTAGTTTGGACAGATACATCTATGCACGGTATTCAATTTGTTGGCACACCTTTTACTTTTGGTCTTAGACAGCTTGGTGCTAACTGTGGGTTAATAGCTCAACACGCAGCAGTAGAAATAAATGGTAGATCTTATTGGATGTCTGATAATTCTTTTTACATGTACGATGGTGTTGTCAAAAAAATGCCTTGTTCTGTTCAAGATTATGTATTTGACGATATAAGTTATACTAATAAAAAAGACATAGCCTGTGGTATTAACACCGCATTTAATGAAATAATTTGGTATTACCCATCAGCTAATGCTACACAAATAGACAGAGCTGTGGCTTACAACTATCTAGAGAACACTTGGTATACTACATCCCTTGCAAGAACTACTTGGTTAGGTGCTTATGTATATGAATTACCTATTGCTACAGAATACGATGCAAGCTTAACAGCAAATAACTCTACTATACTTGGGTTAACTGCAGGTGCTTCGTATATTTACGAACATGAGAATGGTAATAATCAAGCGGACGGCACAGCTATCTCTGCTTTTTTAACATCAGGTTCTGTTGAAATAGCGGACGGTGATGAACTTATGTCTGTAAGTAAACTTGTTCCAGACTTTGATAATTTAACTAATACCATGACGGCTACACTAACACTTGAACAATATCCTCAATCAGCAGATACGGTTACTACCACTGGATCTATTTCCAATACTACGGAGAAGATTGATGTAAGAGGTAGAGGA